AGAATTTCTTCACTGATCAGTTTCATCTGTAGGTTCCTCTGGATTTACATCGTTTTCAATAGATGCTTCTGGTGGATCTTCTGGTAGTCTACCGTCAATCTCTACATCCGTTGGGGTGTCAGAGGCATCTGGAAGATTATCAGTAATTTCATCAGCAACTGCTTGAGCAGTATCATCGGGGTTAAATCCCCAACACTGAGCAAACTCAAGTTTCTTTTGCTGAATCAAATCGTAAGATGATGCGCCTAAAGCGTTGTTAATTGCATCAATCGCATCTGCCTTATCATCAGCAAATATCTTATTTACGATATCGGTTGCATTTTCGGAAGCCATAATATTTATGATAATAATAGTACTATTTAGATCTGTCCTCGTTTTGCATCTTCCGCACTCAATTCATCATCTGAAAAAAGCGGTTGCTGCTCTGCGACTGGAGCACCTTCACCAGGTGGTAAAGCACCACCCTCAGCAGCCATAGCTGCTTCTTCGGCAGGATCAACGATAGTACCATCCGCCATCTCTACCTCAATTTGCTTATCAATTTCAGCAATTTCGGTGTCAGTATGCTTAAGTACCTGACGGCGGATATAATCAACACTAAAGTATTTGCCCACAAAGGGATCCATAGTGCCGACCAAATTCATACGCTCATTACGAATTTCAGTTTCCTTCAATTCATTGAAGTAACTATCAGCAATATAATTAATTTGGATATGATCTTTGTACTCATCCCATTCTTCAATAGAAATAACTTCTTTGAGAACTAGTTGAGTCTTAATCAGATCCATGAATAATTCACTGAATCTTTTGCGGAGACGAGCAATAAATTTTTGGAACTTAACTTCGTCTCTGGTGATCTCTGCAGCGCGTCCAATATTAAATGTAGTCTCTGTCTCTAGTCTGGAGGAGGGGACGTTGAGTGCTTTGTAAAGTTTCTTTTGAAAATACTTAACATCTTCAAGTTCACCAAGGTTTTGACCACCTGGTAAAGTTGTGATTTCAGTTCCTCTACCGCCCTCACGACGGGGTAACCAAAAATCCTCAAGCATAGACATAAACTTTTTATCGTCTCTGATCTCCCCTGTGCTAGCATCGTAAACCAACTTATTACGATAACGCCCCATAACTTCACGAAGATACTGTTCCGCCTTCTGTTTAGGAAGGTTGCCAACATCAATGTAAAAGATTCTTCTTTCGGGGGCACGGGATAAACGATAAATTACAAGAGAGTCTTCAATCATACGCAGTTGATTCACTGCCTTGATTGCCTTATGTAGATGTGACAGTACCATGTTCTTATTAAGATCCATGATACCACTATGTACATAAGTGATAGAATCAGGTGCGATTTTAAGACCTTGCCCACCAGCAGAAGTATTCTTTAGTCCCTTAGGATTGTAAAGGAAATATTCTGCTTGTCTCTGAGTCAACGCTTCGTTGATGTTTGTTGCAGGACGAGCAGGTTTTGATTCCATCTCTGAAATCTTACGAATCTTACGGGGGTCAATGTATCTGAGTTCCGTCAGACCACCTCTAGGATTCTTTGGATCAATTACTTTGTGGAAAAATAGTCTACCGTCAACGTACCAACGGCGGAAAATTTCATACGAACGATTGTCAAAATCAAGAAGTTTTAGAATAGTTGTGAACTCTTCTCTAATAAGTTTCTTAATTTTTTCTGATACTTTGAGATTTGATAGTTCAATCTCTACGGGAACATCATCAAAATTACCGCAGATAGTTTCATTTACTACATCATCAACAGCAGAATCACATTCTGGTTGAAGAATCATGTCGCGATAGCGACCGATCAACTCATATTCATTGCGAACTATGCCGTCAATGTCTACGGTGTGTGCATAATGTTGTCCACCTGCGACAGGGTATGCCCCGTCCAGATTATCTTTTTGCACGAAAGAAGGCCCTTTGGGGGCCTTCTTTGCTCTATCAATTGAAAAACCGAATAGTTGCGACATCAACCAGTCCTTACTTTATAACCATATATGATACTATTTAGGGGGTCACGAAGACCCCCTTTTATATCAAGCGTCTGAAGTTGTGTCTTCCGTCAGTGCTTGCCAGTACTGAACCTGAAGTTCTACTGTGAACTCCTCAACAGCGTCATTGCTACCGAAATCAAGATCAATAGCAGAAACGTTACTTGGGAATACGTCAGTAAACTTGTAGGAACGAACTGGATTTGATTTTGCCTTTCCTGCCTCGCCAGAGCGGGACAGTTGGTGTACTTGCATGTCTGCAAAGTAACCAGTAGCATCAGACTCATCACCCAAACCAGTGGTCTGAGTAATGTTCTCATTTGCGGCTTGGATTTTTTCAATCCAGGTCTCAAATGCGTTTCTAAGAATGAACTTACTATCGTTCATAATCGTGATGGTCCAAGGTTCAAACGTTCTGTCGCCAGCGATCTTAAGAACGCGACCACGGAAAGGAACCTCAATGATACCCATCTGAGCCGAAGGCAGGTTAGCGGCGCGAACCGTGAAATTGCCTAGGTCAGTGAGAGATGAACCATTTGCGATAATCTGTGATGGGAATGCAAGATCAACCTGAAACAGGTTAGGTCTTGCAAAGTCAGAGACAACCTTTGCTTTAAAATTGTCAATTGTACCTTTTACTGCCATTTTAATTAGCCTCCTAGCTTATTATTATTTAGATTAACTGGCAATTTCAGAGAACGAGACACCTGTTCTCGTTGCGGTGAAAGTCAATGTGATGTAATTAATAGTGCGAGTAGGCTTAACGTAAACCTCTGCATAGAATTCGCCACGATCAACGGCATCAGCAGGGTTGTTCTCGTCATCACACTTGATAAGGAAGTCCGTTACACCACGACGCCCTTGGACATCACGGAGATAAGGTTCAACCAAATTGCGGAAGAGTGAACGTGAGGTCTCATCGTTCTGCTCAAACAACTGCTGTCTAGCAGACTCACCAATAACTCTCTCAAGAGTCAAGAACAAACGGCGAACGTTGATTCTATCAAACGCAGAGTTGTAACCAAGTCCAGTCTTGTCACCGAACAGGATGATACCCTGACCAGGGAAAGAAACGATTGGGTTAACTCTTTCAGCATACAACTTGTCGCGCTGATCCTTATTAGGAGAGTATGCTAGTTTAATAGCATTTCTCAGGACACCACGAGAGAAACCTGCGGGAGAGAACCAAGGATCTTGATTGATACCAGTTTCAAGGCAGAGACCAGCAACGTCACCGTTGCAAGGTACATAGCGATAAACATCACTGTACTTATCGTAGATGTACTTATAACCTGCATCAAGCACGCAATAAGAACTAGAACCTACACTATTGAAGTAGTTAAGGACCTTATTAGTAATGACATCCGAATTTGTTTGACCAATGATATCAGCACGCATTGGAGAGAAGAATGCGAGGCAATCTTTTCTGCTGTTTACGATGTTGAGGATAGCATTTACTTTAGCAAGTGCGTCGTCTCTAGTAGCACCCTGAGGACCAGAGATGATATAATCAACTCTTACCGATTCTGCATCGGAAACCAGGTTGTAAGCGTTACTAAAGTCAGAGGAAGTATTGACATAATCGTCAACACCTTGAGCAAATGCAAACTTGAGGGAAGAACCATTCTTACCACCGTTCATGTGACGACCGTTAGGCTCGTTATGAACAGCCGTGCTGGATTGGATTCTGTTGAAACTACGGTTAGCAGCGACAGAACCCCATGCGCCTTCACTGATAGTAGCATTAGTTGCAAACTGATCAGCAGATGCAGGATGCGAACCCCAGTAGATATACTGTGAAGTTTGCTTCAGTACACTAGCGTAGTAGTTGTTCTCACCAACAGTGCTCTTAGCATCAGTTGCTTTAGAGATACCGATGAAACGCTCAAGGAGAGTGTTAGGTGTTCCCGTAAGAAGACCATCACCATCAAGAACGATGATATGCAGTTCGTCATCATATGCACCTTTGTCCAAGGCATACAATGAAGTTCCAGGACGAGGAGCAATGTTTACCCACTTCTTACCAGGAATATACTCACGCTCAAGATACTCATCTCTGATTGCTTCAACAACTGCAGCTGCAGCGTTGGTGTCAGCGATAGTATTAGTTGCAGCGAAAGGTGAAGAACCCTGTGAACCAACAACTTGAAGTTCTCTAGTGACAGACTGGATAGCACCAGTTACACTACCTTGTACAACACTCATCGTGTCGTCAATGAAACCAACAATTCCTGCACTAGGAATAGTAATCTCAAGAATACGACTTGAAGGATTCCAAGAAAGGACTTCTACAGTTTGATCTGAACCACCAATTTCAATCGTTGCAGCTGCAGCAGCAGATACAAACAACCAGTTGATGTTGTCGTCAGATGCCAAACCACTAGCATGAACAGGGGCAGTTGCACCTGATGTACCAGCTTCTTGTGCCTGATAGACGTTACCGCCATTAGAAACTCTGTCATACTTTTTATAGTATGTTGCAGTTCCCCATGCAGATTCCTCAGGAATGAATGTACCGTTAACGGTAGGTTCAATACCAAGTTTGATTGAATATCTATAGACTTTACCACTTACATTACCAGCAGAAACTGCTTCGCCTTCAGTGAATTCAAAGTCGTTACCGCTACTAGGAGCAGTCAGGGTCAGGATTTGATCAGCACCAGCATCGGTCATGTAGACGCGAAGTGAGTTACCATATGCACCAGGTGTCTGGGTTGCAAAGGTCCAGTTGTTGCTGACACCAGTCTCATAACTGGTTTCGTAATTTTGTAAATTCTTAATTTTTACCGCAGCAGAATTAGATACTGCGTTCTTGAGGTTAGTACCATCTGCACGAATGGTCTTCAGAGTACCGCCATAGCTCAGAAACTGAGCGGCGCTAAACCAAAATTCGTAATTGGTATCATTCGGTTTGCCAAACGTTGAGATCAGGGTTCGTTCTGAGTTAACATCTACGATCTGCTCAACAGGTCCACGTTCAAAAGGAGCTGCGATTGCACCGATATTAGCCAGAGCAACTGAGCTAACTGTGGTAAAATCTCTCTCCTGAATAACGACACCTGGCGATAACTGTGACGCTGCCATGTGAAATACACTCCTATAGAATACTATTCAGTTTTCTAAAAATATTTATAAAAATGAAGTATTCAATATCTACCTGTATTCCCACATATACGCACGGTCACCGTATTCATCTGTGTGCCAGAGATCCCCTCCAGAGTCTTTGAATGTACCATCTTCTAAACCATCAGAAATAAATCCAAACGGTGCCATATCCTGCTCAATATTCTCTCTTTGATCATCGTAGATACGTTGACGAACATCCGTGTCATTCATTTCACGGAAGTAATCTTGTAGTGCTAACCAAGAAAAAATAACTAGGCACATCGCCAAGTCATCATTACAACCATCTTCCGCCTCAAATGATTGACCTTTTTGAATGAAGGTAGTCAACTCTGAGATGATATCGTAATCACTAATGAGTAACTTATCTTCCTCAATCAATGCTTTCATGTTTGAGCACCCAACTTTTTTTACAACAGTGCTCATCTTAACTCCCATCTGGGTTTTCTTTCCAGAAAATCCTTGTCCAACAATCTGACCTGCACGACCACGCATGGACGCCATCAAAAGATTATCATACTCAAGATCAAAGTGTATGATGTCTGCAACTTGCCCACCGATATCATTGACTTCAACTAAGATATACGCTCCATTATAATTTTTTGCAACGTCTACGATTACATTCGGGAATAGTATTGGTTTAATAGTATTATTTTTATATTTTGCTACCATCTTATATGGTAAGGTAGTCGTGTCTATAACTACAAATGCAGAATAATCACTAGATACTCCTCTAGCAACATCACATGCAATGACATATTGATGATCTTTCTGAGATGCTTCAAAAATATCTAGTCCAGCATTAGATTTTATAGGATCATCGTATGCCATGATCTTAAGTTTTGACGGAGATATTAGAGTGTCAACAGATCCTAGGAACTCACACTCAAACTCAACCTTAAACTGTGC